CGTTACCGCTGGTTACTCTAGGAGCGTTGCTGTCAGCGTTAGCTCCTGAGCTGCTCTGAATTTCTCTTAGCAAACGACCTAACTCACTTTGCTCAGAAAAACTGCCGCCGAGTGCAGATCCATCAGGCTCACGGAAGAGAGGGTTGGCGTTAAGGTCTCCGCTGAGTCTTTCAGCAATACGAAGGTCAGGATCCTGAGAAACTGGTGCTTGAGGAGTTACTGCTTCTTCTCCGCCCCCTTGGTTCATCATTCCAACACCAACGGCACCTAAACCGGTAGCTCCTAGAGCCGCAAGAATTCTAGGATCTGAAAGCATCTTGCTCAAATCAACTTGCCTCGCCCCAGTCGCGCTGTTCATTGAAACAACAGGATCTAATACAGCTGAAGCTCTAGGTGCGGACGGGTCCACAAAAACACGAACTTTTTCAACAGGAAGGTCGTCTATCCCACTTCGCACTAAACCACCGCGTCCAAACTCAGGAACAGGTGCTTGTCTTCCAGCGGGTGCAGACATACCGCCCATGCGAGCGATATTGAACCTTTCGATAGCTTTCTCTACTTCAGACTTAGGGGCAAAAAGATTTGTCTGTCCGTCAAGGAACGGATCCTCAATCATACGAGAGTTCCTAAAGCCCGTGTAAGGTTGAGCGACATTCCGAAGATCTTCTACTGAAGCAGCTTCTGGGTTGTAAAACTGGCCTCCAACGTTAGAGCCTTCTGGTCTAATAGCTCCTTTTGGAGTCATGACTTCTCTAGAGCTACGCGCACCCGCAGGAAATCTCAGATCAAGACCTAACTGCCTTGTGTCACTTGAAGGCACGACGGGGACATTCTCAACCGTTGGACGCATGAAAGGTTCACTAGGAATTTCTGGACGAAAAGCAGGGGCAGCTTGAGGATTTACAGGAACAATGTCACCGCCGCGAGTGCGTGGTCCTATGGGAGCAACAGGAGATGTTCGGTTAATTAAAGGATTATTTGTTTTAACAGTACGGTCGAGTACAGATCTAGGTGCTTGACTACGTCGTACAGCATCAATTGCTTGGTTTACAGCTTGAGGCGACTCACCAATCAAACCAGGTGAAGGAAGTACGGGCAGATTCCTCATACCCATGTTTTGCGCTTCTTTAATCACCCGCTCCGTAAGCAGGTCATCACCTCTCATCATTACGTTGGGAAGCACAACGTTACGAATCAAGTCATCAACATTTCTAATTCCAGCTTGACCGAGTTCTATTCCAGCTTGTTTTAAAACATTAAAGAAACCCATTAGCTACAAACCAAAAACTATTCGTGCTTTAAGTTTAGCGCCAGTTTGCATAAAAATACAGGCGGTCAGCTCGTGACACATCAGGAGGACCAGGAATTGCCTGAATAAACTCTCCTCCACTCCTTTCAAACCTATACCGAGCTGCCACGGGGTTCTTGTAGTTAGGAACGTAAAGCATTTCAGCTAGACGATCACACTCGTACAGGTAGTTAGCTCTCCAAACTTTTGTTACTTCGTTCTTGTCTTGAATGCTGATAGAACGAGAAACGTCACCAAGAATTGTTTCTTGTCTACTAGTTGCTCGACCTGTAGCCAACTCAGTCAAACGTTCAGCTTCTTCGCATCTTTCAAGCTGCTGAACAATTTTGTCGTAATAAAATTCACTTGGAATGCTATTACAAGCTTCTAATAGTCTTGCGTAATCTCCAGCAGGTACAGTCGCAATATTAAAACCTAGGTGATACGCAGTACGACTAAAGTTAAAGTCATCTAGCGCATAACCAAAGGTCTGTGCTGGGTTTCTAGATAACTGATTAACCGCTGCGTAAATTACTTCACGCTTAGTTGCATCAGTTGACGTAGCGTTAAATGTGACGCCCTGCTGAGCCAGAAAACTCTGGATTTGTTCTAGCTCGTTAACTGAGAGCTGCGCCATTTTTCAAGTACCCGCCACCTTAGGTACTTATTGTAGGTCACTCAACATAAACAACTCCAGTAGCAAAAACTTCAGCCCACTCAACTCGCTTAATTGACTCCAATTGATCGAGCTTACTAAACTTTTCTCCAGGCAAACTCTGCTTTAATTCGATAATTTCTTTAGCTGTTTTCAGACCAACGCCCGGTAAACACTGAGTCAGACCTTCTGCAGTCAAAGTATTTAAATTAATTCTGTTGTCTGCGGGAGGAAGAGGCTTAACCACGGTGTTTGTCTCCTCTTTTGTCTCTTCTCCCTTCACAGCACGTCTCCCGCGCCTTGTTTTCAGTGCATTTGACTTTGGAGTTGGTGTGTTTGCCTCCATGAAGTCGTCAACTTGGTCTTTATGCGCAAAAAAAACTTTTCCTGTCGTGTTTGATCGACACATGAAGTACTCACCATCGTCGTGAGTCGAAAGAATATCTACTTTTACGCCGCTGGGCTTGAAAACCTTCGTAGTCATCTACAGATCACCATTTATCGTCAGTGTATATCAAAATACTGCAAAAGCACTAGTCACATCAGCATTTTTTTAATTGCTTCGTCAATTCCATCAAGAAATGCCGCTCTTTTATCCCAAGTATCGCCTCCTTCACTACCTTTTTTTGGGTTTATGCACTTTTCTGAGTTTGCTCTGTTACATACAAGTCCGGCTAGGTCGTATTCGTCACCTTTTGACCCTGTAGCCCAAAAATGCTGCCCATTTAGCCACGTGGCACCGCATTTTTCGCATTCTTTTCTGTCTAATTTTAAATCTGAGATTTCTTTACTAGCCATAAGTGCTGCGTGAGCGTAATGGAGTAAGTCAACTCTAGATAATTTAAAAAATATTGGTTTCGGATGTTTACTAAAGCACAAAAAAAAGACCCCTCTGGCGGGAGGGGTCGTCCGTGTTCCTAATTAGTGTATCAGGAAGGTGAGGTGGAGGTATAAACCTGCGACTCAACCAAACCGTCAGGTTGCAGAGCAACATCTTGACGCTCGGGGGGTTCGTCAGGAAGGATCCAGCAGACTTCACAAATTGCGAGAGCCTTGTCGTCGCCAGACAATTTGTTGGCTCCGGCGCGAGGATCGTAAATACCTGAACCCTGAGCTACGCCGGAAGCGCCACCAAGAGTTTTGGTTGTGAAGAGCTTCCACTGAGTTTCAGAACCGAGGGCAGCAAGAGTGCTGGAATCGATAATGTTCGTGGAGGCCACGCTGCCGTTAGCGATGCGGCTGCTAGAGCCGACAATCGAAACGCCGAACTGACCACTGACGACGGTGCCGTCAGCAGCAATACCTTCGCTCACCGCAGGGATGAGAGTCAGGGTTGGAGTGGCAGAACCACCGGCAACACCAGAACTGACAACGTCGCCGCCGTCAACACGAAGTGATGCACGATACGCGTAAGCACCTGCAGGTGCCTTAAGGCCATCAGTGATGTCAGCCCGAACATCCTTATGGAAGTCAGGAGAAGGGATGATGACGTTCGCGTTGAGGAACGGCTGATTAGCGTCGTTAGACCCAGAGCCGTAAGGCTGTGTGTAGTAGCTCAGCTGATTGTTAGTGCCGAGAGCCTGATAACTCAGGTCGACATAACCGACTGCCTGTTGAGCAATCCAACCGGGACGGAACACAACGCCGACAGGACCGCCGACAGGTTGGTTCGTGTAGCTCTGTTGAACGCCATTTGCGTTCTCGAACTGCATGGTCTTGACTTCGTGCCAATACCGCAGAACGTTTACATAGTTTCCAGGGTAGATCTTGGAAACGTGAAGCTGGTTAGCGTTAATCATTGTTAGTTACCTCCTCAAGCGTCGAATGAGTAACCAACGGTTACGAAGTCTGCATTAAGCAGCTCGAAACCTGCATACAACGACCAAATCATCATGATATAGCGACTGAAATCGTCGTTATTATTCAAGAGGACTTGAGCATTGGATCCGCCGATACCCACGCCAATGGCTTGAGGACCGAAGAAGATACCAACAGCTGCGTTGTAGTCTTGCGCTGTTGCTGCGATCGTAGCAGCTTGAGTCTGAGTCGGCATGTTTGTGGACTCGAAGAAGCGAACTCCTTCAAACACAAAGCCCGTGGGCATAATGGGCTCGCCAGCCAAGAAGGTGGCTTGTCCAAAACCTTGACCCATGTAGAGAGCAGCGTTAGGCTGCATCCCAGACATAAGTGGGTTGATTTGGCCGTTACCGGGGTAACGTGCGACCTCGCGGAAGTCAGAATTCTGACGAAGGTGCATTAAGAAGGTAGGATCGCAAATACAGCGATAGAAACCATCTTGGAATGTAGGAGTGTTCCGCTTACGCAGAGACTTAACTACACGAAGGAGGTCATCCTTAACGTCGAACTTAGCTTGCTCGGCGTTGGTGTAAGTTAGGGCTCCAGTTGCAAGATCACCGGGGAAGTAGTAACCGCCCTGGCTATCGGAAGACTGGCCTTTAGAAACAGACTTAAGAAGTTCGTTTACAAAGACGCGGTCGCGCCAACGACGATAATCATCCAGCAGAGTCAGCGAACCGATGCTCTGGTGGAAGGTTGTAAGGTTGCCTGTATCAAGCAGAAGGCGCTGCGCTGTGATGAGAGTTTCACGCGCAATCTTAAAGGTAGAAGGCTGTGTAGGATCTGAAGGATCTGCAGGGCCTGTGTACTCTTTAAGAGTTACCAGAACCTTGTCTTTGACAATGTTCCGGCTGTTAGCAGTACCGATGGTCTGCTCGGCAGTACGCTCACGTGACTCTTTAGAGCCAGGGTTTCCGAAGAACCGATACCGATCAAGTTGTACCGTCTGGCCTGGTTGCTTACTAAAATCGTGTACGACCACTGGTTCAGCGGCCATCTCTACGATGTAAGCAGGGTGCGGACGGTAAAGCTCAGCACCGAGAATCTTCGGGAAATCATTGTCAATAAACAATTGACTTCCTCAAAAAAAACTACTTTATAAATATAAACCAGTAGATACTATCTGAGCGCAAATCCTGTCGCATTCATAGTGGTTTAACGAAGTTAGATGCTTTTTTGATTAGAACTATTAACACCAGGACTAAAGGTGCGTACCATGTTTCTAACACCTTCTCCAAGTTTTCCGTATATGGAGCCGTAGTTTGGTACATAACGCGAGGACTTACCTCGATAGCTGTTACGTGTTGGGGAACCCATCTGACCTGGTGCTGAGCTATAACGCGTCTCAATCAAACTTTGACAATAGATCGGATAGTGATACACCCAAGCTGCCCTAGATCCTGTGGTGTCGTTAGTTGGATTAGTTAATGCCGGAGCACGTAACCTAGGTTGCGTCACACCTCCACCGGTAATTCCTCCTCCTTCACTTGAATTGTCGTTAGATCTAGGAGTTTGAAACGGACTATAAAGTTGATTATCTGGTACTTGTTCTCCATACCACGTGAATGATCCAAAGTTTCGTAGACCAGGCTGAGGACCGATAGCGGTTTGAACCGTTGAATTTGCTGTCTTATATAAGCCTTGTGCTCTAAAGCCTACGTAGCTGTCTAATAAACCTGAAGCGTGAGGATTTACGTTGTCATAATTTGTCCAGTAGCCGCTTATTGC